TATGAACATTCGTGGATGGATTGAGGTAGAAACAGACGGTAATTGTGTGCTAGAATGTTCACCATACTACGACATGTTGGAGTGGTTGGCATATGTACATGAAGAAAATGAATCTCTACTGGAGGACAAGTGGTATGATGACGATCAGTAATGAGAATAGAATCAGAGTAAACAGGTTGATTGATAAACAGACAAATGAGATACTTGACTTGCTCAATGAAGCTATGGTAAGGTTGCATGACACTGGAGATACAGAGTCAGAGACACTCGATCAGGTGATGACATCACTGAAGTATACAACACAGAAGCTAGAAGAATACCGGAGGTATGAGCTATGAAAAAGTTTCATATTATGATGACTGTGTTGACTGAAGATACAGAGAATCATCCTGACTGGATACATAAAAACATCATTGAACTTCTTAACAATGCAGATGGTGTAATAGAAACTCTATCATACCATGCAGAGAAACTCAGACTAACAGGATGTGAACTTAATGATTGACAAAGAAACAGGCTATGATGATGACTATGACGAGGCTATCAAGTGGTGCATTGAAGAAATCTCTAATGAGATACATCGCATCAAAGAACTTGACAGCCTTGCAGTAGAAGAGATATACTACGTCCTCTTTAATCAAGAAGTGGAAGAAGCATACAATAATTACTTAGAGGAATTAAAAGTATGAGGTGTAAAGCATGCAACAAAATACTGACAGCCTTTGAATCTTCCAGACGAGGTAAAGAGTCTGATGAGTACATAGACCTTTGTAACGCTTGTTACTCTTATGTTAAGGATGATACACAAGTAATTGAAAACTATGAACTATTAGATTTACAGGATGATGTTGACATTGAAGACTTTTAATGTTACCCTCTACTATATAGTATTTATATAGGTACATAGCTATGACAATAGTTATGTAGATATATCTTCTACTAAACTAAAGAGGTAATTAGAACTAAGGAGACTACACAGTGACAGACTTGATGAGAAAAGAGTTTGAACTAGCGGCTCAAGAGATGGCACTACATATCTCTTTATGTGTTGCGTCAGAATACATTCACTCATGGGGAGTGCTAGAATTTATTCAGAAGCTTTCAGACTACACAGACGATGAAGATATTGATGTCTTGATTGCTACACTTCAGGAGAAGGATACATGAAACAACATAAAACAATTTATTCATACGAGGATTTGACAGAGGTGTTGGCTGAGCATGCCATTGGCACTGATGTCATGAAAGAGATTGAAGATTTTTGTCAGAACAGAAAAAATCATGTGGACTATTTAAGACGCAGACTACAAAAAGCTGAGGAGTTGTTAGGCTCTTACATGCTTGATGAGCACATGATATATGAATGACATCACAACAGTGGCTCTATTGAATGAGTTGTATTACAGGATGGAGCATCACATCTACGATAAAACCAGTGAGTATGATGCGATGTTGACAGAGATGCCAAAAGAAGATACAATGGGGGTGTATTTTGCTGTTGAGGAATTTCTCATGGCATACAAAGAACTACTGGAAGAAAGGAGACATATGTAATGTCAGCATGGGTGGAGATGCACATGCCCTGTCCGAAATGTGACAGCAGTGATGCGTACAGTGTCAATGACAGAGGATGGGGCAAGTGTTTCAAATGCGGAGCCAATGTACCGCCAGAACAAAACAGCCCTGAAATCCCAACACAACACAGGAGTAGTAGGGTAGTGAGCCTTAACACACGAACGTCCGACACAGAGCCTTACAATGCGTCTGAGGGGGTAATATACAGAGACTTTAAAGACAGGAAGATATTAGCCAACATCGCAGAGAAGTATGGAGCAGGATATAGAGGCTCTGATATTATCTTTCCGTATGGGGAGAAGAACACTGCCGCCAAGGTACGATTGCATGGCAACAAGGAATTTAAAATAGAAGGGAAGTGGAGGGATACACCAGAGTTATTTGGACAGAATAGATTCTCTGCAGGTGGGAAGTATTTGCTCATTGTGGAGGGAGAGTTTGATGCACTAGCCGCATATCAAATGCTGAGTATGAAGTATGCTGTGGTGTCTGTCCGTAATGGTGCACAGAGTGCCATCACAGACTGCAAGAACAACTACGAATACATTGATAGCTTTGAGAGTGTGATATTCTGCTTTGATAATGACAGTGCAGGGCAGATGGCACAGCTAGAATGTGCTGAGCTATTCAGCCACAAAGCTAAGGTGATGAAGCATGAGACAGTGCAGAAGGATGCCTGTGATTATCTGACAGACAACAAGCAGGCTGAATTTGTGTCTGCTTTCTGGAGGGCAGAGCGTTGGACTCCGGATGGTATTGTCACTGGATCTAGTTTGTATGACGATGTGATGAAGCCACTGGCTAAAGCAGACTGTGACTATCCCTTCCGTGGACTCAACAAGTTGACATACGGGATACGTATGGAAGAGCTTGTCACTGTCACTGCCGGGTCTGGGTTAGGGAAGAGTCAATTCCTGCGTGAAATTATATGGCACATCTTGATGACAACATCAAGCAATATTGGTATGATGTTTCTTGAGGAGAGCACACGCAAGACAGGACTCAGCTTGATGTCACTGGCGGCTAACAAGCCACTACACCTACCGGACACTGTTGCGTCACAGGAGGAGAAGGACGAGGCATTCAAGCAAACACTAGGCACTGACCGTATGTATTTGTTTGACCACTTTGGTAGCTCTGATGTTGACAACATCGTCAATCGTGTGAGATACTTAGCTAAGGTGGTGGGATGTCAGTATATCTTTGTTGACCACATCAGTATTATTGTATCCGCACAGAGCAACGGTGATGAACGTAAAGCCATTGATGAAATTATGACCAAGCTCCGTATGCTTGTGCAGGAGACAGGGATTGCACTGATTTGTGTCAGTCATCTCAAACGTCCTGACAGTAAAGGGCATGAAGAAGGTGCGGCAACATCATTGGCACAACTACGTGGCTCTGGATCTATCGCACAGTTGAGTGACATGGTGATAGGACTTGAACGTAACGGACAGGCTGAGGATGCAACAGAACGAAACACCACCAAGGTGAGGGTGCTGAAGAACAGATTCAGTGGCATCACTGGCCCTGCATGTGACCTGTTGTATTCTCTTGAGACAGGCCGCATGACAGAAATTACAGAACAAGATTTAGAGGAGGCTCTATGAAACAATGTTCTACATGCAAAGAATTTAAATTACTTTCTGAATTTCATAAAGATGATTATCAAGAGGATGGTCACAATCATAGATGTTCAGAATGTATGTCAAAATATATTGCATCAAAAAATCCAGAACGTATGTACTTAAACGGAAAGTATATTAGTAAGAAACATCCACTGTACAAACCGGGAAGATACAAGTCTTTAGATGATGCATGGAGTCATCAAGAGATTGAACGAACTAAGGAAGGTGAGGTGTACATTGTATACAACACTGCTTTCCCACACTGGTTCAAGGTGGGTAAGGCTGTCAGCAGTGAAGATAGATTGAATGGTTATCAAACTGCTTCCCCTTTCAGGGATTATGTGTTAGAATACTATGAACATTTTGAGAACAGACACCAAGCTGAATCAGCCATACACCGATTGCTTGAGAAGCATCCTGAATGTATGGAACGGAGAGGTGAATGGTTTAAAACCTTCATCCCAACAATTAAAGAGGTGATGAATGACTACCGACAGCAGTCCGCAGAAGCGGATGACATTGGACATCGAGACAAACAGTCAACACAATACGATTTGGTTGGCAGTAACGCAAGATGTTGATACAGGAGAAGTAGTATGTCATACGGACGCATCAACACTAGAGCCTCTGGTAAAGGAGTACGATGTCATTATCGGGCACAACTTAATCGGATTCGACGCACCAGTGTTGCGGAGAGTTTGGAATATATCTATCAGGAAGAGTCAAGCAACAGACACACTCCTGCTTTCGAGACTTTTGAATCCACAACTAGACGGGGGCCACAGCCTGAAGGCATGGGGCAAGAGACTTGACAATAACAAGATTGACTTTGAGTTTACAGACTTTGATGGGGGCTTAACAGATGAGATGCAGGAGTATTGTATACAAGATGTTAAGCTCACTACACAGCTTTATCACCACCTCATGTCGGAGTTGGGTAAGTGGACTGATGCCACGCAGAGTATACTATTGGAACGGGACATCGCAGTGTTATGCAGACAGCAGGAGATTAACGGTTTTAAATTGGATGTCCCTAAAGCTCAAGTGTTACGTGCTACTTTGTCAGATAGAATGTCAGCTATTGAAGATGAAGTGCAGGCAGTGTTTCCTCCGATTGTTGAGGAGCGTTGGTCTGAGAAAACAGGAAAGCAATTGAAGGACAAGGTGACAGTGTTCAATCTTGCATCACGCAAACAGATTGGAGAACGATTGTCTGCTCTTGGATGGAAGCCGACAAAGCTAACAGAGAAGGGACAGCCCATCGTAGATGAAGGAACACTGGAGGGTATTGATATACCTGAAGCCCAACTGATAGCAGAATACCTGATGCTACAGAAACGTGTCGGTATGATCGACTCATGGCTAAAATATGTCGATGAAAAGACAGAACGTGTACATGGTGGCATCATCACCAATGGGGCAGTGACAGGCAGGATGACTAATCGCAATCCCAATATGGGACAAGTGCCATCAGTGAACAAACCATACGGACAGGAGATACGTAGCCTTTGGACTGTTGATGATGGAAATGTTTTAGTGGGTACAGACTTAAGTGGGATTGAGCTACGCTGTTTAGCCCACTACATGCAAGACCCTGAATGGCAGGAGGAACTATTGAATGGAGACATCCATCAGAAGAACGCTGATGCCGCAGGCATTACAAGACCACAGGCTAAGACGCTTATCTATGCAACCTTGTATGGTGCAGGACCAAGTAAAGTTGGCAGTATTGTTGGAGGTGGGGCGAAAGAAGGGAATGAAATCCTGCATCGCTTTTATTCTAACACCCCTAAGCTCCGACTCCTTATGGAAAAGGTTGCGAAAGTGGCGAGCAAAGGGTATGTGCCGGGCTTGGATGGTAGAAGAATACTGGTGCGTTCAGAACACGCCGCACTTAATTCACTACTACAAGGGTGTGGGGCTATCATTGCAAAGCAGTGGTGTGTTGAAGCGCATAAAACCTTACGGCAACAAGGACTACTTGTACGGCAGGTTGCATTTGTGCACGATGAAATTCAAGTTGAAGCAGAGGAGAAAGATGGTGAACAAGTTGCACAAATCATGTGCGATGCGGCCTCACAAGCCGGGATTACCTTGGGCTTTCGTTGCCCAGTAGATGCTGAGGCAAAGATTGGTAAAAATTGGTTTGATACACACTAAAAAGTGTGGTATAATATATCTCTACCACCAACAAAGGAGAATGGTATGGAACAAGCACAACGTGTAAAGATTAAAGCAGACGTTATGTGGGCATCATTGGATCGTCCGAATGAAATGTCTGGTAAGTATCAGGTGGATTTGTGCAATCTATCTGACCCTGCTGTCAACGCACTAGAAGGTATGGGACTCACTGTCCGACAGAAGGATGATAAGGGATACTTTATCACCTGTAAGTCCAACCAACCTATCAAACCTTTTGATAGTAATGGACAACCACTAGAGGGCGTCAGCATCGGTAACGGCTCTAAGGCTGTTGTATTGGTAGGCTTCTACTCTTGGACATTCAAGAACAAGGAGGGTGTAAGCCCAAGCCTTAAGAAGCTTGTCATTGATGAGCTTGTATCCTACGAGGATGCTGAGCCTGTCACAGCAGACGACGACGAGGTGTTGTAATGCACACTGCTCTTGTAGATGCAGACATCCTCAACTATCGCATCGGCTTTGCCACAAATGACGAGACTGAGGATACGGCAATCACCACAATGGCAGGCTTCCTTGAAGACCTTCTGTTGATAGACCTGCCAAGTGTACAGCAATGGGAATTGTACCTGACCGGGACAAACAATTTCCGTACAGAGATTGCTACCACTGCACCTTACAAAGGCAACCGCAAGAGTGAGAAGCCTGTTCACTACCATCTGCTACGCAACTACCTTGTTTCTTCATGGGATGCTCGTGTAATAGATGGTATGGAGGCGGATGACATGCTTGCAATTAGAGCCACAGAAGAGGGCGATGAGAGTGTGATTGTGACACTCGACAAAGACCTTGACCAAGTAGTAGGGTGGCACTATAACTTTGTGAAGAATAATCAATACTATGTCACGGAGCAGGAAGCCCTACTCAATTTTTATACACAGTTTTTAGTTGGAGATGCTGTGGATAATATCAAGGGTGCGAAAGGAATCGGACCTAAGAAGGCTCTTAAACTACTGGAGGATAAGTCTGAAGTAGAGATGTGGAACACTGTGGTGGAGTGTCTGGGAGAGGAGCATGCAATGGAAAACGGACACCTGTTGTATATGCTCCGCACTCCTACAGATACATGGACACCCCCGGTATGACACGAGGAGTAAAGAATAAAGCAGGTGGTACATGGACAACGGCACGATACTTTAGTTTCATTCGGTCAGCATTACGCAGAGCATGGACTAAGTATCCTGTTCGTTATCAAGTGATGGACATGGCTAAGAAGCCATACACAGGTAGGGACAAACGAACTAAATGGGTGTACAAGTGTGCATCATGTCAGGGATTGTTTAAGTCCACTGAAGTACAGGTAGATCATATCACTCCTGCCGGTACACTCCGTACTTATTCAGACCTACCTAAATTTGTGAAGACACTCTTCTGTGAAGCAGACAATCTTCAAGTGCTATGTAAGAAGTGTCACGATACTAAAACTCAAGAGGAACGAAAGAAATGAATCCATTTGATAATGAGAATAAAGCATACGTTAATATGTCCTATCGTGCATATGGTAAGACACACTCAGTAGACATGGAACTGTCTGACGACTGCTCATGGGATGAGGTGTTAGGTCCAATCATTGCCACACTTGAATCCGCATTTGGATACTCATTTGACCTAGACAAAGAATCACTGGGCATCTACTATCCGGGTAAAGAAGAATGATAGTTGATGCATACCAAGTAGCAGGAGAACACTACACTTCCAAGTCTGTCCAACCGTGGCAGGCTATGGAGGCTTGGATGTCAGAGGAACAGTTCAAAGGTTTTCTCAAGGGCAATGTTATCAAATACTTAGCACGATGTGATGACAAGGGTGGTAAGATTGATTTAGAAAAAGCTAAACATTACCTTGACAAACTCATTGAGATGTATTAAAATAGTAGGTTCGCATGATTACTTTACAAGAACTAAAAGAACGTCTCACACAATTGGATGAAATATCTTTGATGGAATTATTGGAGATAAATTCTGAAGACCTCGTGAATCGGTTTGCGGATATAATAGAAAACAACTATGAATATTTCTCTGGAGAATTTGATGAGCAAACACCTTGGGATAACGATTGACTATGAAAGAGACTCTCGCCTCAGTGACCAAGCAATTAAACTCATGCATGACTACTATATGTTTGAGCATGAAGACAGTCCTCAGCAAGCCTTTGCACGTGCTTCAGTGGCTTATTGCAATGATGACCTTGACTTGGCACAACGTATCTACGACTATGCTTCAAAGGGTTGGTTTATGTTTGC